TTAGGCAGCAGCGGTTTTTTGTCTTTTGCTTTGCGTAGCAAAAGAACTATTCGCACGGATTGCAAACTTTGCCCTATAGATGTTGTCCTCTTCCACATATTCAATCGGATCATCTTCCAAGGCAAAAAACTTTTTGAGATTACCTGAAACCTCCTGCTTTGCTTTTTTGAGTTTGTTGATATCCGCCACTGGCATCTGATTGTTTGTCAGTGCAAGCTGTTTAAAAAATATCCACGATTGCTTCGGTTTCTTGGTGATCTTATTGCGCATCTGAAAATCTTCCGCGCTGTATTGCCTGTGATCCTGATTCTTGCAAGACACTGTGACCATCTCGTCGGCGGTAAATTCAATGACGATGTCACCCCATGTTGCACCCGCAAGCGTTGGGTAGCGTGCTTCTCCAGGCGCACCATCGATGTGTTTGATCCAGCCAGCAGAAATATCGGCCAGCATATTGGCGGCCATTCCCCTGACCTGAATAGAATTATTGGCAAATTCAATCAGGTCTTCGTAGGCGAACACCTTACACCCATTTCGAAGAGCAACATCTTGGACAGATTGCGTTACGGCAGACGTGGACGGCAAAAGGACAAAGAACGGGTTTTTATACCTGGCGGCGAGCTGACCAATCGCACGCTCGATTCTGCTTGCCTGCGAGTCAAACAAAGTTGCTACGGGAAAACGGTAACTGGCGGAAGGATTGTAATCCCCAATCTGCCAACACGCCGGAATGCCGTCGATGATTGCATGGCTTGTCGCACTGATACCGAATGCCTGCCCAAGACCAGAAAAAATGGCAGTGGTGTCAGGATAATGAATGATTAGGTCTTTCTTTTGCAACGACCGCTTATCGCAGCCGGAAGCGCACACACCGATATGCTGGCCATCGTTGTGTTTGACCACATCCATGTATCCACCACATCTGCCTGCGCATGGAAACGTTTCCGCAAGCTCGTTCGTGGGCTTTAGCAGATTTTCAGGGAAACCCGTCCAATCCACCTTTACGCCGCGCGCACCGAGAAGTTGGCTTAATTTATGCCACGGCTGCTTCTGCAACATACGCCACCACCTCGTCATGATCTTCGTCAGTCGCCACATCCTGTGGTTTGATAAAACCACGCGCCTTCATCCATTGTTCGATGATATGCGCATCTTCTTTCCGATCGAAGCTGGCGATATTTGGGGTCTTGATCTTCACCGTGCGCGGCTTCGAGCTGCTATCGAACTTCACCTGGAAACTGGCCGCAACGAGATTGCCGTAGTCTGGGAAATTACGACTGCGGCTTTGCAGTGATTTGAAGATGTCTTTGGAACGCAGGATCGTGCGGTCATTGTACGGCCCTCGGAATAACAACTGCACCTCTGTCAGACGAACCTCCGCGAGACCGTCAATGTCGAGGCAGCTCAAGGAATTTACCCCATCGTCGAGTAGCGGCTGCAGAGTAAATTTGTCCTCGTTGGGGAAGTATTCTGCATCGTTGAAAAATATCTGCCCGAAAGCCGAGAGATACATCGCCCGTTCTTTCTTGCCGCCAGACTTATTGAAGATCTGAAGCTCGTTGGATTCAATGTCGTAAATGACAACATCGTGGAATTCAGGACGGTAGAACACGCTGCCCGTTTCACCATCTTCGATTTTGCCTTCGCGCTTAAACGGCATGCCATGGCGCACAAGGAAATACACTTTATTCTCATCATCCATATCGAATGACAAAACTTTGCAGCCCTTGCCACGTTTATTCTGCTCGAACCACACGTCCATGAGGCTTTCGAGGCTGGAAACATTGCCGCTAGAAAGGTTTGGTTTTTTACCCTTGCCCTTTTCAGACTGGAAGCTGTTGAAGCTCTTCGGCTTCATCATCAGTGCCTCGGCGTGTGATTTTTTGATCAACTCTGGGTCTTTCAGCCACAACAGCACTGCAAGGTCAGCGGGTGTGCAATCGGCAGGAACAGTGACGTTTCCGGTCTTCGCCATCTCCAGCAACTCGTCGTACATTTCGTCGTCAGCAACCTCATGAACAAAAAAGAGAGCATCCACCATGTCTGGCGGTATGCCCTCGGTCGGCTGCATCAGAATCCGGCAGAGCAGATCGTAATCGATCTGTGCGCTGCCGTTCACTTTCGGCTTGAACCCGCGTCCCTCCAAATAAGAAGTGTACGGGGACAGGAACTGTAAAAGATTCTCGTCCTTTATCTTCTTCAAAATATCCGGTTGTGCAAATTTATTAAGGGAATACGTCGCCATCCTGTTGCTCCTTTGCCTGATTGATAGGATCGGCTCTGGAACAAACGCTGACGACCCTTCCCACAATGGAGAAGTCATCGTCATGGCTGATGATGATTGGTTTCAGTTTTTTGTTTTCGGGCCTCAATTCGATTTTTTCATCCGCTATAAACAACCGTTTTACGGTCGCTTCCCCGTCGCGCATGGCAACCACAATGTCACCAGACTCGGCAAGCTGTTGTTGACGAACGACAACATAGTCGCCGTCATTAATATCTACATCGATCATGCTGTCGCCGCACACTTGAAGCGCAAAGCAATTACCACGCGCGATCATGGCATCGACCATGATTTCACCAACTTTGTTTTCGATTGCCAAAATAGGTGTGCCTGCAGCTACTCTGCCCACGATCGGAACATTCACCATCTGACGCGTGCGCGGCGTGAAATCTTTCACCACCGTCATCGTGCGTGCTTTGCGCGGTTCGCGCTGGATGTAGCCTTTTTCTTCCAACCGCCCCAGCAGTTCATATGCACTAGGTGGCTGGATTGAAAGGATGGTCGCCAACTCCTGCACCGTGGGCGCAAGGCCACGACGATCCATAAACGCAGTGATCGTGCGCAACATGGTTTCTTGTACAGGCGTTAGGTTTCCGCCGCTCGGTAGTTTTTTCAGCGCTTTCATTTTTTCGGCTTTTCGGTTCTCACGCCTTTGAATTTTCCGCCGTCCGACTTCACATCCATAAAGCGGCCCGTGTCATCATCACGCTTGGTGTAATGACCTGTTTTGGTATTGAGGACTTGGGAACGATCGCGCACCGCGCCGTTGCGGTGACCATCGCCTTTGGGTGGATTTGTTGCCATGCGAATCTCCTTATGATGAGCCTTATATTTATTAGGTTTGATTATCTTATTTCAAGAAAAATCGCTGTCAATACTGTACTTATCCCGACACTTCCCCTTTGCATTCCGTATGTAACAACCACCAACAATACGGAGGTTGCGATGAACGGACTAGACCCCACCCTGATGTCTGCACACGAGCGTATGGCTGAAATCGGGCTGATCCTCAGCCGTGGCATCATCCGCCGCCTAGAAAAGCTCAAAACCGCTGACAAGAGAGACTATTCACTGGACTTCAGACCGCCAGGAAGCATTCATGGAAAGAGCCAAAATGAAGGAAATAATTGATGAAAACCAATATGTTAGCAAGAATAACGGCATTGCCACAAATGCCCATGGGCGAGCTGGCGGCAATGTGGGAGGAGCTTTTTAAATCTCAAGCTCCGAAATACAACAAGCCCTACCTGGTCAAGCGTCTGGCCTATCGCCTGCAGGAAATCGCCTACAACGTCGATAGCGACATTATCGAAAAACGGCTTGAGCGATACGCCAAAGAAAGTCTTTCGGAAAATCTCCGCAAGCCGCGTGGCGAAGGTCGGCATCTCCCTGTTGTTGGCACCAAGCTCGTGCGCATCCATCACGGCATCGAACATCGGGTGACAGTCCTTGCCGACGGATTCGAATACAAGGGCGCGCGGTATAAAAGCCTTTCTCAAATCGCGCGCGAGATCACAGGCACGAACTGGTCAGGCCCCGTATTCTTCGGCCTGGTGAGTCATCAAAGGAAGAAAGCATGACAGAAACCAAGAAAAGAATTCGCTGCGCGATTTATACGCGCAAATCCACCGAAGAAGGTCTCGACATGGAATTCAACAGCCTCGACGCCCAGCGCGAGGCCGGAGAATCCTATATCAACGCGCAGCGTCACGAGGGCTGGACGCTGGTGCCGGAATATTACGACGATGGCGGTTTTTCCGGCGGATCCATGGATCGTCCTGCGCTCAAAAAACTCATGCGTGATATCGAAAACGGCCTGATTGACGTGGTCGTGGTTTATAAGGTTGACCGTCTGTCGCGTGCGCTTTCGGATTTCGCCAAGCTGATTGATCTTTTCGACAAACACAATGTCAGCTTTGTTTCCGTCACCCAGCAATTCAACACTACCACCTCTATGGGACGGCTGACGCTCAACATCCTGCTGTCCTTTGCGCAATTCGAGCGTGAGGTCATCGGGGAACGTATCCGTGACAAAGTGGCTGCGACAAAGCGCAAAGGCATGTGGATGGGCGGCATCACGCCGCTTGGATACGAAACAAAAGACAAGAAGCTGGTGATCCATGAGCAGGAAGCCCAGCTGGTGCGTTTGATGTTTGAGCGTTTTGTTATCTTACGGTCGATGACGCTGCTGGCGAAGGAACTACGGGATCAAGGCCACCGGACAAAACACTGGACCAGCCAAAACGGCAAAGATCGTGGCGGTCGGACGATTACAAAGGGTTTTATTTATAAAATTCTACAGAACCGCACTTATCTCGGTGAGATCAACCACAAGGGCAATCATTATCCTGGGCAACATAAGGCCATCATCGATCATGCCCTTTGGGAAAAGGTTCGCTCGGTCATGCAGGAAAGTCCACGCAAACGCGCGATACGCACACGGGGCATGTCAACATCGTTGTTACAAGGGCTGGCGGTTTGCGGCGGTTGCCGATCCGTCATGACGCCGACTTATACGAAGAAGGCAAACGGCAGGCTTTACAGATATTACAAACCAAGCGCGCACCTGAAAAATGAGTGCGAGGACTGTCCCATAGGATCTGTTCCCGCAGGAGAGCTTGAAAACATTGTCCTCAATCAAATTCGCTTTGCGATCTGCACACCGGAAATGATGGTGCGAGTTTGGCGTGAGGCCATCAAGGAGGATCACAGCGTCACCGAACAGCAAGTGCGTGACGCACTGCAGAACCTCCATTTGATCTGGGATGAGTTATTCCCGCTTGAACAAGCACGGCTTTTAGGGCTGTTGATCGAAAAAATCATCGTCAATGCCGATCGCATCGATATCCGTATCTATGCCGAAGGTTTGAACAGCCTCATCCGCGATGTCGAATATATCCATAAGAACAAAAATAAGGAGGCCGCATGAACAAAGCCATGATCTCTCTTGATGGCAACGTCATCAATATCAGCGTGCCAGTGAATTTTACCAAAAAATTCGGGCGGCGTTATCTGATTGTACCACCCACCGAAGGTGAAGCGCCATTCGTCAACCCGCCGAAGAAGGACGACACTCTGCTGAAAGCACTTGCCCGCGCTCATAAATGGAGCCGATGGCTGGAAACGGGCAAAGTAAAGAACATCGACCATCTGGCTTTGGAAAACGAAATCAATCCGTCTTACGTTTCGCGCATCCTGCGTCTCAACCTCCTTGCGCCAGATATTAAGGAAATGATTTTAAATGGTACCCAGCCAAAAACCATGAAGCTGTCCGAGCTGCTCCAGCCTTTCCCCGACGACTGGCAGGCACAACGCCGTCATTTGGGCCTGACCGTCTGACGGGGTCACCCGTTCGTCCGGTGAATTTTCACTGGGCATCCTGAAAATAAATCAAAAATATTTTTGCCCCGTAAAGCCGCCGCACAGGCGGATTTTTGCTTTTTAGGCAGGCTGAAAATGCCTTCGAAACCAGCCGTCCAGTGAGTTTTCGCCAGTCCCTTTGTCCGGCCCGCGTGGCCGTCAAAGCAAACAAAGGCGAAAACAATGAGCAAGAGCCAAAACCGTTACGACGGCATCGATCCGTATGTCGTTTCACAAGTCCGTTACCACGCACGTCAAATGCTCCGGCACCATACCATGGCCGGAATGGAAATCGAGGACATCGAGCAGGAATTAATGCTCGATTATCTCTCGCGCATCCAATCTTTCGATCCGGAAAAGTCCTGCCGCAAAACCTTCGCCGACCGCATCTTGCGCCACAAATGCGCGGCGATGATCAAGGCCGCGAAGGCAGAAAAACGCAACGGCGGGTTCCATGCCGCATCGCTGGATTCTTACCTGGAAGATGGTGACCACGACGACATTCCGGAATCCATGGCCATCTGGGGATCACATCCAAACCACGCGCGCCAGGTTGATCTGACCATCGACGTGACGGACGCGATCCGGGCCTTGCCGGAAGCCGCGCGCTTCTATTGCGCGATGCTGATGCAGGATCTGCCCATCCGCACGCTCTGCAAAATCCACAACCGCCATCCGTCCACAGTTTACGAAACCATCGGACGCATCCGGCGCGATTTCGATGAGCGTGGCCTCCAGAAATATCTGCACTGACCGACCCCGACAGTTCCCGCGATCGCTCGGTATGTAACCCCTCATAGGGAATTCATGTCGGGCCTTCGCGGGAATGCAAAACCTTTCGGGGAAATACCGCGACCGCTTTTGCTCTTTGGCGGCGCCAAGACCCGACAGCAGCAATGCAAACGGCGACCAGGAGCAACAACGAAACCAAGGAGCATCGAATGAGCGATTCACCATCACTCGACGCCGTCTACGGCACGCCCGTCGGGCAATTGCTGGAGATGGACGAAACCGAACTACGCCGACTGCTGGCAAAGGCCGAACTGGTCTGCCGCTGGTTGCGCGGCGCACTGAGACTCAAAGCCAAAAAAGGAGGCGCACAATGAGCAAGAAAATCGAAAAACTTTTGAAGGACACCTATCTGGCAAACAACGTGCCGGAGAGCATCCATATCCCGCCACTTGGTGAAAATATGACGGACGTCACCAAGCCGATCGAACAGGCAACGCTCGATGATATCGCTTTCGCGGCGCAGGCTCTCGATCAAAAAGCCGACGCCTTAAACTCAACCCTGTACGCGCTGCGCCGTCTTTACCGTGAGGCGCGTTCCAAGGGCGCTGTTGGCAGCGATAACATCGTCGATGCCATCACAGGCAAAAAGGGAGGCGTGTAATGACGCTTCCCATCATCTCCGCAGACGAGCGACTTGCCGAAAAGCGTGGCATCAAGGGCTGCATTTTCGGCAAGTCCGGCATCGGCAAAACATCGCTGCTCTGGACGCTGCCCGCCGAAAATACTTTGTTCTTCGACCTTGAAGCGGGCGATCTAGCCATCGAAGGCTGGGCGGGCGACACCATTCGCCCGCGCACCTGGCAGGATTGCCGCGACTTCGCAGTGTTCATCGGCGGCCCCAATCCCGCCCTGCGCGAAGACCAGCCTTACAGCCAAGCGCATTACGACGCGGTGCGTGAACGCTTCGGCGATCCCGCAACGCTTGAAAAATACGACACAGTGTTTGTGGATTCAATCACCGTGGCTGGACGCCTGTGCTTCCAGTGGTGCAAAGGCCAGCCGCAGGCGTTCAGCGACAAGACAGGCAAACCAGATACGCGCGGTGCTTATGGCCTTCACGGTCAGGAGATGATCGCGTGGCTGACGCATCTCCAGCACGCACGCGGCAAGAACATCTGGTTTGTCGGGATTCTCGACGAAAAGCTGGACGACTTCAATCGTCGTTTCTTCCAGCCGCAGATCGAAGGCAGCAAAACAGGTCTCGAACTTCCAGGCATCGTTGATCAGGTCATCACCATGGCTGAGTTGAAGACCGAGGACGGCACGCCGTATCGCGCCTTCATCTGCCACACGCTCAATCCTCACGGATTCCCCGCTAAGGATCGCAGCGGTCGTCTCGAACTTCTGGAAGAGCCGCACCTCGGACGGTTGATGGACAAGATCGCCAGAGCGGCCAAGCCCGCTGCTGAACGTCTGACCTACGTCCACCCCCAACAAATCAACGCACCACAAACGCAAGGAGAATAACCATGTCCGTATGGAAAGATTTTAGCAGCGCGGAAGATCAGCAAACTTTCGACATCATCCCCAAAGGCACGATCACACGCGTGCGCATGACCATCAAGCCAGGTGGCCACAACGATCCTTCGGAAGGCTGGACGGGCGGATACGCCACGCAAGGTAATACCGGAGCGGTCTATCTCAATTGCGAATTCGTCATTTTGGAAGGCCAATTCGCGCGGCGCAAGGTATGGAGCCTGATCGGGCTGCACAGCCCCAAAGGGCCGGACTACGCGAACATGGGGCGTTCCTTTATCAAGGGCATCCTGAATTCCGCGCGCGGATTTTCAGCCAAGGATGACAGCCCACAGGCGATTGCCGCACGCCGTATCAATGGCCTTGGTGATCTGGACGGCATCGAATTCACCGCCCGCATCGATGTGGAAAAAGATCAACGCGACGGTAGCGACCGGAACGTCATCAAAGTCGCCGTTACCAAAGATCACAAAGACTACGGCAACGGCGGTAGCGGATCGACACCGCCCGCGCAGGCACAGCCCGCTGCAGCGCCTGCATCCAATCTTCCCTCCTGGGCGCGGTGAGGTGAAACATGCTGTTAAGACCGAGACAAAAAGAGCTTGTCAGCCGCACCGTTGATGCGTTGAACAAGCATGGCAACACGCTGGCCGTCGCGCCCACCGGAGCGGGCAAGACGATCATGCTCTCCGCCATCATCGGGGAGATGTTCAAAGGCAATCCAGGCAAAGCCTGCGTGTTGGCACACCGCGACGAGCTGACGTTCCAGAACGAAGATAAGTTCAAGCGCGTCACACCGCATCTTTCGACCAGTGTTTTCGATGCTTCGGTCAAATCATGGAAAGGCGAAGTTACCTTTGCCATGGTTCAGACGCTGTCGCGGGAAAATAACCTGGCTGGAATGCCGCCAATCGATGTTCTTGTCATTGATGAAGCGCACCATGCCCGCGCGGACAGCTATATGCGCGTCATCGAGCGCGTCAAGCAGGCCAACGCTGGCGTAAAACTGCTCGGCATGACAGCCACACCCAATCGCGGCGACAAAAAAGGATTGCGCCCTGTTTTTTCGAATGTGTCGGATCAGATCACCGTTAAGGAATTGATCGCCTCCGGCCACCTTGTGCCACCACGCACCTTTGTCATGGACGTGGGCGTTCAGGACGAGCTACGCCAAGTCAAAAAGACCGCTAGCGACTTCGATATGGGTGCCGTGTCCGCAATCATGAACACGCGTCCCATCAACGACGCCGTGGTCAAGCATTGGCACGAGAAAGCCGGAGACCGCAAAACCGTTGTCTTTTGCTCGACCATCGAACATGCCGAGGACGTGGCACGCAGTTTCAACGCCGCAGACATTCCAACCGTATTCGTCCATGGCCAGATGTCGGATACCGAACGCAATGCCGTTCTTACGGAATACACGGAAGGCGAAGCTCAAGTCATCGTCAACGTGGCGGTGCTGACCGAAGGCTGGGATCATCCGCCCACGGCCTGCGTCGTGTTGCTCCGCCCTAGCTCATACAAATCCACGATGATCCAGATGATCGGTCGCGGCCTGCGAACCGTCGATCCGGCAGAACATCCCGACATCATCAAAAAAGACTGCATCGTTCTTGATTTTGGCACGTCCACGCTGCTTCACGGATCACTTGAACAGGATGTCAATCTCGATGACCAGATGGGCGAAGGTGATGCGCCGACGAAGGAATGTCCTGATTGCGGTGCGGAAGTTCCCGCCGCCGTCAAAGAATGTCCGCTTTGTGGTTATGAATGGAAAGCGCAGGCAGCCGCACGCGAGCTGGCTGAAAACGGTTTCATCATGGCCGAGATCGATCTGCTGAAGCGTTCGAGCTTTCTTTGGGTCGATCTACAGCAGAACGATCGGTATTTCCTGGCCACGGGCTTTAATGCCTGGGGCGGCGTTTTCTTCAAGGATGGCGAATGGCACGCCGTGGGCGGCATCAAGAACCAATCCCCCAAACTGCTGGCCGTTGGTGAACGCATCGTCTGTTTCGCCGCTGCCGATGACTGGCTCAATCTGCATGAAAGCGACGAAACCGCGCACAAGACGCGCTCGTGGCTTCATCAGCCCGCAACGCCGAAGCAGCTTCAATATCTGCCGAGCCATCGCAATGACTTCAACCTGACCCGCTACAAGGCATCGGCGTTGATGACGATGCATTTCAACCGCGACGGCATCCAGCGTGCCATTCAATCAGCGAGGAGCGCGACATGATCGATCTGACCGACATTGAAAAGCAATGCATGGAACGCACGCTCCAGCCGCTCGGCGAGGTCGTGGCGGAGATCGGCATGCACAAGCCGCTTTCCGCCTACACCCGCGCCGAAATCCTGACGCTGATCGAGGTCGTTGTCGGCAATTACCAGACCTTCCTCGCAGCCAGCCAGCCCCGCACCGATGACACGGAGATTCCATTTTGACGCTCGATTTCAATCATCGCCCCAGCATCGCCGACACGATCAATGCGCTGATCGACACGGCTGTCCAACAGGAACGCGCCACACAGCCAGAGCGCGATTATCTTGGCGCGTCCCGTCTCGGCGTGTCCTGCGCCCGCGCTCTGCAATACGAATATACGAAAATGCCCAAGGACGAGGAATTTAAAGGCCGGATCCTACGCATTTTCGAGATCGGCCATGCGTTTGAAACCCTCGCGCTGTCGTGGCTGCGTCAGGCCGGATTCAGTGTGTTCACAAAAAAACCCAACGGCGACGCTTTCGGTTTTTCAGTGGCGGGCGGCAGGATTCGTGGACATGTCGATGGCATTATCAACGATGCTCCCACCGATCTCGGCATGAGCTTCCCAGCCATCTGGGAATGCAAATCGCTTAACGCGAAGTCATGGCGCGATACCGTTAAACATGGATTGAAGAAGTCAAAGCTGATCTACGCGGTGCAGGTCGCCACTTATCAGGCTTATATGGAAGGCAGCGTGCCTGGGATTTCCGTCAATCCCGCGCTGTTCACCGCTGTCAATAAAGACACAGCAGAAATCTATCATGAACTGGTGCCGTTTGATGCAGCATTGGCGCAAGAAGCCAGCGACCGTGCCGTCAATCTGATCCATGCGACTGATGCAGGCGAATTGTTGCCGCGCATTGCCATGAGCGATGATCACTTTGAGTGCGTGTTCTGTCCTTACCGCCAGCGATGCTGGAAGGTGGCGGCATGACGGGTGCATGGATCGATTTCAACGATGCACCCGACCAGACCCGCCCGAAAGCAGAAGAAAGACTGACATCGGAGGATCTGAAGGAACGCCTGCACGGACGTTTGCGGGAAACGCTTTTCCATCTTCTGCCCAACGGCAAGATCCGCAACGGGCGGTTCGTGGTTGGCGACATCAACGGCAGCAAGGGCGACTCCTTAAGCGTCGAGTTGTCCGGCGCAAAAATCGGCATGTGGCACGACTTCGCCACAGGCGACGGCGGCGACATACTTTCTCTTTGGGGCGCGGTTCATGGCATAGATCATCGCAGCCGCTTTCCTGATATTATCAGCGCTGTTCATGCATGGCTCGGTACCGATATTCGTCCCGTACCAAAGGGCAAAACGGAAAATGAAAACGAGGATCTGGGGCCGCATACCGCCAAATGGGACTATCTCGACGCGCAGGGCGACCTTATCGCCTGCGTCTATCGCTACGACACGCCGTCTGGCAAGGAGTTCCGCCCCTGGGATGTAAAGGCACGCAAACGCCGCGCGCCCGATCCAAGGCCGCTTTATAACCAACAAGGTATTTCCCGATCGAACAGCGTTGTTCTGGTCGAAGGCGAAAAGTGCGCGGACGCTCTTATCGGCATCGGCATTTGCGCCACCACCGCCATGAACGGAGCCAACGCGCCCGTGGATAAGACGGACTGGTCACCTCTTTACGGCAAGCATGTGTTGATCTGGCCGGATAATGACGAAGCCGGGAAACATTATGCCGATGCTGTCGCGGGAAAACTGCGTGTACTGGGCATCGCTTCGCTGACCATTCTCATCCCTCCCAAAGACAAGCCTTCAAGCTGGGACGTGGCTGATGCGGTGACCGAAGGCATGGATGTTCCGGTGTTTCTGGCCTCCGCACCACGCATGACGATCCCGCCTGCATCTGCGCTTCCAGCCTTCAGCGTCGGGCATTTGCTTGACGATGACAGTCCCATGCCGGACGACATCATCGCCCCGCGTGTGCTGACACCTGGCGGTCTTCTTGTGCTGGGCGGCGCGCCGAAGGTAGGCAAAACGGATTTCTTGTTGGTGCTGCTGGCGCACATGGCGGCGGGATTGCCGTTCCTCGGCATGAAACCCGCAAAGCCGCTCAAAGTTTTCTTTCTGCAAGCGGAGATTGGTTATCACTATCTGCGTGAACGCCTGCGGCAAATGAAATTTGATCAAAATTTCATGCCTCTCGTGCGTCAAAATCTTATCATCACGCCGCAAGTTCGGATGCTGCTCGACGAAAAAGGTGTCGAGATGGTGCGGGATGCCATCCTGCGCCATTGCGATCCGAGGCTGCTCGACATCATCGCCATCGACCCACTCCGCAACGTCTATGACGGCGGGCAAAGCGGCGGCGAAAACGACAACACTGCCATGCTGTCTTTTTTGCAGGATCGCGTCGAGAAGCTGCGTTTTCTTGTCAACTCGGATGTGGGTGTCATTCTTGCCCACCACACTAAGAAGATCAGCAAAAAGATGCTGGAAGATGATCCATTCCAGGGATTGAGCGGTGCCGGAAGTCTGCGCAGCTTTTATTCAACAGGTATGATCCTATTCAGGCCGGACGAACAACAAAGCGTTCGCCAGCTCATGTTCGAACTGCGCAACGGCGAAGGCATACCGTCAAAATGGGTCGACAAAATCGACGGACGGTGGCGTGAACTTGAAAATCACTCCTCAAGATTAGTGAATAAAGATTACGGCGAACGGCTTGACAACGAGCGTCGCCGCCGTCATGACGTCATCTTGCAATTGCTGTTCGACGAAGGCCGCAAAGGTACGCTTTATACCCCAAGCCAGTTCTGCCAGGCGTTTGAGAATAAAGCTGGCCTCGGCGGTAACCATTCCATACGCGACCGCATCGATGTTCTCTCGACCAAGGGCTACGTCAAATTCAATAAGGACAACGCCGCTAAAAGCAAATACGGCGTGATGTGTGTCGAAGACATGGAAGTGCCGACGGGCGAAGAAACCGTAGACACGGAGACTGGCGAGATCGTCGCAGGCATGAAATCGTTCTTGCCGACGCATTTCAAGCAGCCTGGAAACGGTGCGATCCTGCCCGTCGAAAACCCCTCCGTTTGGGTCTACCCAGAGGAGGATGCGCCATGATCACGCTCGTCAATCTGACCCAGATTCACAGAAATCTGAAATCTGCCGCAATCTGCAATCGCCCTGAAGTCCTTGTCGCACAAGGGTTTCAGATGCAAACCCAGATTTCCGCGCAATCTGGCCGTCAATCTAGAAATCTGGCGAAAACCTTTGTGTTTCAACGCTTTTCGCTCCGCCCCAGATTCTGGAGAAACTCCCCACATTACATGTGGGCAAAACCCCAAGGGTTTTTTGCCCCGCATGTGGATGCGTGTTCTCCGGCACAGATTTTTTCACCCCAAACCGGAGGACACCCATGACCAACCCAACCTTGCTTTGCCTTGACCTCGGAACATCGACCGGATGGGCATTGCTCAACGAATACGGATCGATCGCCAGCGGAACGGCGCATTTCAAACCCCGCCGCTTCGAAGGCGGCGGTATGCGTTACCTACGTTTCAAACGCTGGCTTACGGAAACGAAGAACGTCTCCGGCCAGATCGACGCGGTGTATTTCGAGGAAGTCCGCCGTCATGTCGGTGTCGATGCAGCGCACGCTTACGGTGGCTTTCTCGCCCACCTCACGGCCTGGTGCGAACACCACGTCATTCCCTACGAAGGCGTTCCGGTCGGCACCATCAAGCGTTTTATCACAGGCAAAGGCAATGCCGACAAAGACGCTGTCATTGCCGCGATCAAACAGCGCGGCCATACGCCAGAGGATGACAACGAGGCCGATGCCCTCGCAATCCTGTACTGGGCAAAACAACAACACACGGAAGAGCGAGGTGCGTAATGGAAAAATGGACAGCAAAAATAGTCGCGGATCGTTTGGAGGAAGCTGTTTCAACGCTGCGTCGCCTTCCGCCCGTCAAGGTGCAGGGTTATTTTAATCTTTGGCCGATGATGAAATACACCGAGATGGAAATCCTGCAGATGGAAAAGCAGCCGATGCGTCTGCGTGCATTGCCTCCTGCGATTGACCGCTTGGAAGAAACATTCGAGTGGATGCCATGGCTGGACGTTGAGGAACGCAAGCTGGTGTGGAAGCGTGCGGCCCGCGTTCGCTGGAAAACTTTGTGCTGGGAGTTGGGTTGCGACCGCAGCACTGCATGGCGCAAGTGGGTGATCGCGCTTACCAAGATCAGCACGCGTCTCAACAGCCGAAAGAATTGACGGAAAGATGTTGCAACACTTCTGCATGAGACAGACGCAACATTTTCTGGCAGGATGTAACCCATGATCGCGGGACGTGCGGGTGCAGCAGCACCCTCAAGCGATCGCTCTCCCTAACCATTTGAAATCTTGGGTCCTTCCTGCATCAAATCCAATGCGGGCGGGCGAGGCTCGATGGTTTCCTAGCGTCACCCCTGCAAAACGGGTTACAGCCGAGTTACAAGTTACAGACAGGTTACATGACAATTGAACATTCAAAGCGCATGGCGGATCGCATCGAGATCTGGCCAGCGGACAAACTCGTCCCATACGATAAAAACCCGCGCACGCATTCGCCGGAACAAGTCAGCCAGATCGCGGCCAGCATCGCAGAGTTTGGTTTTCTCAATCCTATCCTGGTCGATACGACGGCAGGCATCATCGCGGGCCATGGTCGCCTCCAGGCGGCAAAGCAACTTGGCCTCACGCAAGTCCCCGTGGTCGTGCTTGACCATTTGATGGAAGCGCAAAAACGCGCCTACGTCATCGCCGACAACAAATTGGCTTTGAACGCCGGATGGGATGATGATCTATTACGGTCGGAAATGGCCACGCTGGCGGCGGAGAATTTTGATCTGCCTGTTATCGGTTTTTCCGACGACGAACTTGCCGCGTTGCTGGCCGACCCGAACGTGGCCGAAGGAAACACCGACGAGGATGCCGTTCCCGAAGCGCCGGAAACGCCCGTCAGTAAGCCAGGCGATCTATGGCGGCTCGGCAATCACCTTCTGTTGTGCGGCGATAGCACCGTGCTGGCGAACGTCGAGCGCGTGCTAGACGGCGCGCTGGCTGATATGGTTTTCACGGATCCGCCTTATAACGTGGATTACGGTAACAGCGCCAAGGATAAACAGCGCGGCACCAACCGCACCATCATGAACGACAATCTCGGCGACAGCTTTGAAAAATTCCTTTATGACGCCAGCGTGAATATGCTGACGGTCTGCAAAGGCGCTTTATATATCTGCATGTCGTCCAGCGAATTGCACACGCTGCAAAAGGCTTTTATCGAAGCTGGCGGCAAATGGTCGACCTTCGTCATCTGGGCAAAGAACACCTTCACGCTGGGACGAGCTGATTATCAACGGCAATACGAGCCGATCCTTTATGGATGGAAACAGGGCATCGATCACTTCTGGTGTGGTGCGCGCAATCAAGGCGATGTCTGGTTCGTGAACAAGCCTGTCCGCAACGAATTGCATCCGACCATGAAACCCGTCGAACTGGTTGAACGTGCCATCAACAACAGCAGCAAAAACCGCGACATCGTTTTGGATTGCTTTGGTGGCTCCGGTACCACGTTGATCGCGTGTGAAAAATTGAACCGTCAATGCCGGATGATCGAACTCGATCCCAAATATGCTGACGTGATCGTCAAACGCTGGGAGGAATTTACGGGCAAGAAAGCCGAGCTTATGCAGCCCGATGTAGCAGCTTGACCCGCCCGACCATCATGCGGAGAAGAATATCGATAACATCAGACCCGCGACCGCCGACATGCCATTCGCGCAGCTCTATCACTGGAGGATTGCTATCGCTATATGAACGGCTGCTTTTATAATTATAGATCATGATGACTTTGTTTTTTGGTAAACGGATGACCCACTCGGCTTCAGTTTTATATCCGTCGCCTTTTTCTGGTTCGCCCCATATATCAACCAGATCTTAGTAGCTGATTTCGATTGTGCCTTAGTAGCTGCTTCCGACTTTTCCGGTCTCAATGACCTTCGGTTTTCCTTGGGCGGACTTACGCCCCGCTTGATACGCTGCTTCAAGCGCGGCCTTGATGCTCCAGACCGCAACGTCGTGGAAATCAAGACTGTCTGACTTTCGCGTTTCAAGCGTTTCGATTTTGAGATGCTTTTTGGCGATGGTTAAAAAAAGGTCGTCGCTCGTCATGTTTCCCTCCGTTAAATGCGGTTGCGATGCAAGGCGATCGCCGCGTTGTAAAGCGCCTGTGCTTCCGGCAGCAGTCGGTCAAAGTCGATGATTGTGCCGATCGCCTGGTTTTGTTCGCCCTGTGCCATGGCTTCGTGGGCTTGCTTAGCAAGCTCCGCTGCCTCTGTCAGGCGTTGCGAGAGCGCGGCTAAGTTGGCGGTGATGGCGTTTTGGATAATGGTTTTCGGTTCGTTGGACATGTCAGCCTCCTTGATGCTTACATGTCCATGAACGCTTCATTCGTCGGGGTTATCAACTCTAATCGACCCCATATGATTGCGAAGAATGACGCCGATTGATTGTTTGATAATCAACCGGCGCATACTTGTTGTTTTATTGCTTTGTGAGAGGCTCAGTGCTGAGAAACTTCCCCGTCGCGCCGTCCGGAACCCGTTTCAGGATCTCTAATATCTGGATCCACGGGATCATGACGAGGCCATTGGAAAAAGCGTCCGACAAGCCTGGATGCCAGCCATTCCGCTCTGAACCGATCAGGCCGTCATTGCCGACGCCGATGACGGTTCGGATGGACGACCTGGAATCGTGATGCCACATCTCAACGGCTTTTTTAATGTCGTCGCGCGTGAGTTCATGACGTTGCATAAGCCGTTTACCGTCCAGACTTTCCAAATGGTGAACGGCGTATCCGACGTTGCTGCTCTTTTGCATGGGTTTACTCCTTTGCATTCGGCTTCGCGGCGATCTTGTAAATCCGCAAACCGCCCTTTGGTTTGTCGGAAACAATCTCGTAGCCACGTTTTTTTGCCAGCGCGTGGGACAATGCACTGCGGATCGTATGTTTTTGCCATCCGGTGGCGGCAACCATGTCGTCGATTGTCGCCCCTTCCGCACGCGAGAGCAGCTGGATGATTGCCTCCAGTTTACTTTCCTTGCGGACGGGCATGGCAGCAATGGCATCGAGAGCCGCCTTCATGGGAGCGGATAGTTTCTTGGGTTTGGCTTTCTTGGCCGTCTTGGGTTTCGCCGATTTGGCGGGTTTTTTGGCTTTGGTTTTTGTGGGCATAAGCGTTCTCCTTTCTTCACCATGAACGCTTCATTCGCCGCGCTTATCCAGTCAATTGTGAGCAATCAAATGGCCTTAATCGGCCATAACGGATCATGGAATGATGCACTTTGAGCAACGGATTATCGATTACCGCTTATGCGCGCCATCGTGGCGTGAGCCATGTCGCAGTGTTAAAGGCCATCAAAGCAGGCCGCATCGAAAAGGAGCCGGACGGCACCATCGATTCGGAGAAAGCAGATGCCGCATGGACGCGCAATACGAACCAGGCGCAACAGCGAAAGGCTGCAAAGCCAAGCGAACAACAGCGCAACCATACGGATGCGGAGGCACACGTTGGCCCGCCCATCGTCAACAGCGGCCCCAGCTTCGCGCAAAGCCGCGCGATCAAGGAGGCCTACAACGCGCGCCTTGCGAAACTCGCGTATGAAGAAAAGTCCGGAGCGCTGGTGCGCACCGACAGCATCAAGGTTTTTTGGTTTAACGTGCTGCGCGTTTTACGCGACCGCGCGCTGAACTTGCCCGACCGTCTCGCGCCAATGTTGGCGGCAGAGACTGACCCGAAAACCGTCCGCGATATGCTTGACGAGGAATTGCGTAAGATCCTCGACGACGCTTCGGACGCCATCACTAATTTGCCGAGCGGCTGATCATGGAAGCATTGCAGGAATGTTTGACGCACGCCGCGTTGGCGCTGCGGCCCGACCCGCGTTTGTCGGTATCGGAATGGGCGGATGCGCATCGCTTTCTGTCCCAGACCGCCTCCGGTGAACCTGGGCCGTGGCGCACCGAGCGCACGCCCTACATGCGCGAGATCATGGATTGCCTGTCGCCGTCGTCACCCGTAGAGAAAGTCATCTTCATGAAGGGCGCGCAGATCGGCGGCACCGAAGCTGGTAACAACTGGATCGGCTACGTCATCCACCATTCACCAGGGCCGATGCTGGCAGTGCAACCGACCGTGGAAATGGCGAAGCGCTGGTCAAAGCAGCGTGTCGCTTCGCTGATCGACAGCACCCCCGTGCTGCGGGATCGCGTGAAGGAAGCACGCTCCCGCGACAGCGGCAACACGGTGCAAAGTAAAGAGTTTCCTGGCGGTATTCTGGTGATGACCGGAGCCAACAGCGCGGTTGGTCTGCGCTCGATGCCAGTGCGCTACCTCTTTCTTGACGAGGTGGATGCTTACGATTTCGACGTGGACGGCGAAGGCGATCCGGTCAGCTTGGCCAGCCAGCGCACGATCACGTTCGCCAACCGGAAAATCTTTCTGGTTTCGACGCCGACGATCCAAGGCTTCAGCCGGATCGAACTTGAATATGAAGCGTCAGATCGTCGCCGCTGGTGGGTGCCATGCCCCGAATGCAACGAGCATCAGGTGCTGGAAGAAAAACGGCTGCAATGGCCGAAGGATCAACCTGAATCGGCGGCGTATTACTGCGTGCATTGCGGCGTGGGTATTCCCAGCCACCGCAAAGGCTGGATGAACAGCCGTGGCGAATGGCGCGCCGATGCTCCAGGCGAAAGCAAAGCGGCAGGATTTCATCTGTCCGGCCTCAACAGCCCGTGGCTGTCATGGGCGCAGATCGCAGAACGCAAAGTCGCGGCGAAAGACGATGCCGCGATGAAGGTTTACGTCAACACCATCGAGGCGCGCACTTGGACGGAGTCCGGTGAAGCGCCGGAATGGCAGCGGCTTTATGATCGCCGCGAAGATTATCGCATCGGTGAAGTGCCGGAAGGAGGATTGTTCCTTACGGCAGGCGTCGACGTACAGAAAGACCGAATTGAGCTGGAGATCGTGGCGTGGGGCCGCGACCGTGAAAGCTGGTCAATTGATTTTCGCGTGCTGCAGGGCGATCCGGTTAAGCCGGAGGTCTGGCGGCAGCTTGATGCCGTGCTGGCCGAAACCTTCACCCATGCCGGACATACCGAGCTGGGGATTATGCGGCTGGCCATCGATACAGGTTATGCGACGCAGGAGGTTTACGACTGGATTCGTCGTCAGCAATCGGATCGCGTGATCGCCGTCAAAGGCGTGGAACGTCTGGGCGCGGCCATCGGTACGCCGAACCACTTGGATGTGACCACGCAGGGCAAACGTAAACGGCGCGGCCTGCTGGTCTGGCCTGTCGGATCGTCGTTCTGCAAATCGGAATTATACGGCTGCCTGCGTAAAGACAAGCCGACCGACGAACAATTGAAGGATGGTGAAAATCATCCACCTGGGTTTTGCCACTTTCCAAAATACGGAGAGGAATACTTTAAGCAGTTGACCGCCGAGCGATTGGTGACGGTCAAGGACAGGCGCGGCTTCCCGCATCGGGAGTGGCGCAAGCTGCGTGAACGCAACGAAGCCTTGGATTGCCGCGTTTACGCGCGCGCTGCGGCCTCTGCGCTCGGCATCGACCGTTTTGGCGATACCACATGGCAAAGGCTGGAACGCGCGCTGGGAAGCGCCGTACAGCCGCAAAGTGAAACGACAGAGATCAAAAAACAGACGCAGACCGCCTCGGAGCGCCGCGTTATCAGGAGCAATTATTTATGACCTACACGACAGCACAACGCGATGCCTTGAAACAGGCAATCGTGAGCGGAGTTCTGCGCCTGTCCTATGACGGGAAGAATGTCGAATACCGTTCGATGGCTGAATTGAAAGCCGCCCTCAATGAAGTCGAAGGCGCTCTTGCCCGCGATAGCGGGAAACCGCAAACGCGACAAATCAAAATCTACGCCGACAAGGATCTTTAAGTGAACATCTTTTCCCGTATCAGCGCGGCGATGAAATTCGCCGCGACCGGACGCTTCTCCGCATCCGCCTTTGAAGGCGCGATGCAGCAGCGGCGTTTGATCGCATGGAAGGCTACGCAGGATAACATCAACTCCTTGCTGGCATCGGGCGGCGATTTGCTTCGCGCCCGCGCACGACAGATCGTGCGCTCCAATCCCTATGCGTCAAACGCCGCCGATAGTTTCGTGGCTAATTCCGTGGGTGCCGGCATCGTACCGTCCAGCCTGATCGCCGAAACCGTGCTGAAAGACGAAGTACAGCGCGTCTGGCTGGCATGGACAGACGAAGCTGATGCGGATGGGTTGACGGATTTCTATGGCCTGCAGGCTTTGGCCGCGCGCGCCATGTTCGAAGCCGGAGAATGCTTCGTGCGTTTCCGTCCCCGCCGCAGCGAGGACGGTCTAATCGTGCCTTTGCAGTTGCAGCTTTTGGAAGCCGAGCATTTGCCGTTCAATAAAAATGAAACCGATGGCAACGGCAACCAGATCCGCTGCGGTATTGAATTCGACAAGATCGGTCGGCGTGTTGCCTACCATTTTTACCGCAAACATCCTGGCGACAATACCGACCGGAGCGGCAAAGGCGAGATCGTCCGCGTTCCTGCCAGTGAAATTTTGCACCTTTACCGCCCGCAGCGCCCAGGTCAGATCCGTGGTGTGCCGTGGATCTCGCCCGCGCTCGTAAAATTATATCTGCTCGATCAATATGACGATGCGGAACTGGATCGCAAGAAAGTAGCCGCGTTGTTTGCTGGCTTCATCACCAAGAACGCGCCGGAAGATAATTTGCTGGGCGAAGGCACGCCAGACACAACAGGAAGCACGGTCGCGGGCCTTTCCCCAGGAACGATGCAAGTGCTTCTGCCTGGCGAGGACATCAAGTTTTCATCGCCTGCCGATGTGGGTGGCTCCTATGAAATGTTTCAGTACCGCACTTTGCTGGCTATCGCCGCTGCCCTTGGTGTTCCTTACACCAACGTCACAGGCGACCTGAAGGCAGCGAATTATTCCAGCATCCGCGCAGGAACGGTCGAGTTCCGGCGGCGCATTGATCAATTCCAGCACGCCACGTTGATCTATCAACTGTGCCGTCCCGTCTGGAAACGTTGGATGGAAACGGCGGCACTTTCAGGCGCGCTCACATTGCCAGGATTTGCAAACGACCCCGCGAAATATGCGGCGGTCAAATGGATCACGCCGAAATGGGAATGGGTCGATCCGCTCAAAGATCGCCAAGCCGAGAAGATCGCGCAGGAATGCGGTTGGAAAGCGCCGAGCGACATCATCGAGGCCGAGGGTTACGACGTCGACGAAACCTATCGCCGCATCGCCGCCGATCAGCAGCGTGCGGACGTGCTTGGCATTCGACTTGGAAAACCTGAGCAGCAGCCCGCACAACAACCGGAGCCGCCAACCCAGGACGACGAAGAGAAAAACAAACCCTCCGACAAAGACGGCGAAGGAAACCAATGACAATCTTGCCACATATCGCAGGGCGCGTGTTCGACGCGCCCCTTTTGATCGCGCGCGCTAAATTGGACACCATCCTTGGTGTGCTGATGCCGCGCCTGCAGGGAAATGCTCTGCCGTTCGGTGCAAGTCCCGTCACGCGGGATTACCAGATCACGAACGGCATCGCCATTATTCCCATCGTCGGCACTCTAGTGCGCCGGACAGTCGGTCTTGAAGCGCAAAGTGGCCTGACCAGTTACGGCACTATCGAAGATCAGCTGGAAGCGGCGCTGAAAGACAACAGCGTCAAGGCGATCATGCTTGATATCGATAGTCCAGGCGGTGAAGCTGGCGGCGTTTTTGATCTGGCCGATAAGATTTTCTCCGCGCGCAAGGTGAAGCCGATCTGGGCTGTCGCCAACGATGAGGCTTTTTCCGCAGCCTATGCCATCGCGGCAGCAGCTGATCGTATCTATCTCTCCCGCACGGGCGGTGCTGGATCCATTGGCGTGATCGCCGTGCATCTTGATCAAAGCCAGGCCGAAGAGGACGCGGGTTTGAAATACACCGCGATCTTTGCTGGCGCGCGCAAGAACGATCTTTCGCCACATGAACCTTTGACCGATCCAGCCCGCGCGCAACTGCAGGCGGAAGTGGATCGGATCTACGAGCTTTTCGCAACCACGGTCGCGCGCATGCGCGGCATCGATCTTGCCGCCATCAAGGCGACAGAGGCGGCCTTGTATTTCGGCGATCAAGCGATTGCCGCAAATCTTGCCGACCGGATTGGGACGATGGGCGACGCCTTGTCCGATCTTTCCAAAAAAGTCGCCCGCCCATCATCAACCTCAATTCGAAATCTGAAAAAGGAGTTACGCATGCCGGAAAATACACAACCCATCGAGGACATGGATCCTGAAATGGAATCCATTCCCGACCTCGCAGCCTTGAAGGCCGATCTGAAAGAAGAAGCCCAGGCCGAAGCGCTGGCCTATGTCGCCGAAGTCACCGAGCTGTGTCAGCTCAGCGGCATGGCCGACAAAGCTGCCGCCTTTATCGCCAAAGCGGTTCCTGCCGCCGAGGTGCGCAAGGCGCTGCTGGAAGCGCGCGCGTCCAAAGCAGATGCCACGGCCATCGCTGGTCAAAGCCCCGCCAACACTCCCCCCTCCAACGCGGAACCGAAGATCGACACGGCGGCGATCTACGCGGCACGCAACAAGAAAGGAAACTAACCCATGCCTGAACTGACTGAAGGCCAACACAAGGCCGAATATCTGGTGACGGAAGCCAACGGCACGCTATCGCGTGATGCCGTGACGGTATTGTCCGGCCAAAACCTCCAACCTGGCCATGTGCTGGGCAAAGTCGCCGTTGGCACCGCAACGGGCGCAGCCGTATCGGGTAATACCGGAAACGGCGCGATCAGCGCGGTCTCTGCGGGCAACACCGCCAAATCCGGCGTCTACACGGCCATCTGTATCGAGCCTGCCTCAAACGGCGGCACGTTTACGGTCGAGGATCCGGACGGCTTGATTGTCGGTACGGCTGTCGTCGGCACGCCCTTTGCTGGGCCTGTCAATTTCAGCATCGCCGATGGCGCAACCGACTTTGTGGCGGGCGACCGTTTCACGATCACGGTCGCGGCTGGCTCCGGCAAATACAAGGAATACAACCCCGCCAACACGGATGGTTCACAAACCGCCGTGGCGATCCTGCTCGATGCCGTGAATGCCACGGGCGGCGATCAGGACGGTGTTGTCATCGCCCGCCATGCCGAAGTCAACGCCGCAGAGCTGATCTGGTTCTCCGGCGCGGACGCAAACCAAAAAGCTGCTGGTCTCACGCAGCTTAAAACCCACGACATCGTCGCACGATAAGGAGAAACACAAATGCCTACACTCGATATTTTCGGTAACTCGGCGTTTTCCGTCATTTCATTGACGGACGCCATTAACAAAGTCCCTTTCGTTCCAGGACGAATTGGTCAACTTGGCCTTTTTGACGAAACAGGGATCGTCACTACGTCGGTGATGATCGAAGAACGCGAAGGCAGTCTCAATCTGATCGAGACCAGTTCTCGCGGCTCGCCTGCAGCACAAAATACCAAAAACAAGCGAAAAGCACGGTCGTTTATCGTGCCTCACGTTGCGCTTGAAGATACGATCCTTGCGGATGAAATCCAAAACCTCCGCGCTTTTGGATCTGAAAGCCAATTGGAGGGTATCCAACAAACCGTCCAGTTTCGTCTCGCGGAGATGGCAAGAAAGCACGATGCCACGCTTGAACACTTGCGTGTCGGCGCTATCAAGGGTCAGATCCTTGACGCAGATGGATCGACCATTCTTTATGATCTATTCAACGAGTTCGGTGTTTCGCAATATACTGAGATCGATTTTGATCTTGATAATGCGACACCACTTGAAGGAGCAGTCAAGAAGAAGTGTCACGATGTCAAACGAAAAATTGAAGACGAACTCGGTGCGCAACCTTATGACCACATTCATGCGTTCTGCGGTTCAGCCTTCTTCGATGACATCGTGACCCATCCAGAAGTCAAAGATGCTTATAACCGTTATCTGGACGGTATGTTCCTTCGCCAAGGCATGGCACGTGGCTCTTTTGAATACGCTGGGATCGTATTCGAAGAATATCGCGGTCGTGTTGGTACAGTAGATTATACCGATACAAACAAGGCTCACTTCTTCCCTGTTGGCGTACCAGGGCTGTTCCGTCAATACAACGCGCCCGCAGACTTTGTTGAAACAGTGAATACCCTCGGTCTGCCCCGCTACGCCAAGCAGGCCACGGATCAGGAGTTCGGTCGCTGGGTCAAACTGCACACGCAGTCGAACCCGCTGCCTATCTGTACTCGTCCGAAAACGCTGATCAAAGGCAAACGGACTTAATCCCGTGGCCTTTTCCGGCATGATCGACCAGCTCTTCACCGATCCGGTATTGAGCAAGCCCGCCACCTATCTGCCTGTTGGCACATCCGCATCCTTTCCCGTGCGGGTGATCTCCAAACAGCCGGATACGGTGGTGGGTTTCGGCGATGGGCAGTTGCATGTGTCGACTGTCCTGTTCGACGTGCGCAGCCTGGACGTTCCGGAGCCAGCCGTGAGCGACCAGATTGTTTGCGACGGCATTACCTATGTCGTGCAATCCGAACCCAAATCCGACCGTGAGCGCCTCGTGTGGACGCTCGATGTGAGGCCAGCATGAGATTGATAGCCGCCATACAGGGAAACCTGAAAGCCATGATGGCGGCTGAGGTCAAAGCTGCCGAACAGGCCGTCAGCAGCGGCGTTAAACAGGCAACCGATGGCCTTAAGAACGAACTGCGCGGTCAGGTGACGGGTGCGGGATTGGGAGAACGTCTGGCCAAAAGCTGGCGCGGCGATCTTTACCCCAAGGGCGGCATGAGCATCAACGCCGCAGGATTTATCTACACGAAAGCGCCGGAAATTATTGGCGCTTTTGCTTACGGGACGACCATCCGCAGCAAGCGCGGAAGGTTTTTGGCAATCCCCACGCAATACGTTACGCGGCGTGAAAATAAAAAACTCTCGCCTGCCGATTTTGCTGAAGCAGGCATACTGCTTCGCTACGTTCCGCCGAAAGGTGCGCGGCGCGTGGGATTGCTGGTCGTTGATGATTTTCGCGTCACCAGCAAAGGCAAAGCGCGCGTTGCAAGCAACCGAGCGAAGAAAACAGGACGCGGTCTTACCACCGTTGTCATGTTCATCCTTGTTCCGCAGGCCACATTAAAGAAACGCTTCGACATCGACAGCGTTGCACAGAAATGGATCGACCGTCTGCCGAAACTCGTCGTGGGCAGCTGGCCGGATGAAAAGGAAAAAGTATGACTGAAAGAGAAGCCATCCTGCAGGCGTTGTTCGCGCGCCTGCAAACGATCAGCGATGCCAAGGTGCTACGCAATGAAGCCCTGCCGGAAAAGATACCAGACGGCGGTTTGATTATATTCCGTGACGGCGACCCAGGTGATCCTGAAACATTGCTTTCGCCAGTTTCGTATTACTGGCAGCACCGCGCGCTTGTCGAAGCTGTTGTGCAAAAAGGTGATCAAGCCACGCGCGATCTCGCCCTCGACGGATTGTTTCGCAAGATTTCACTCGCCATTGCGGGCGACCGAACGCTTGGCGGACTTTGCGACCGCATCACGCCGCAAGCGCCGGATACCAACGTGCTGGCCGTCGAAGGATCTCCGCAAATCAAGGGCGCGATCATCCCGCTCGAAATTATCTACGTCACAGCCGATCCGCTCGGCTGAATTTTAACTTAAACCAAAGGAGGTAAACATGGCTCGTGCATACGGCGCCAATGCCCAGCTATTGGGTAAATTCGAAACGGTGTATGGCACACCGCCATCGGGCAATTATATCAAATTCCCGTTCGTCTCATCCGATCTTGGATCTGAACAGGATTTGATTGCGTCCGATCTGCTGGGCCAAGGCCGTGACCCGTCGCAACCCATCCGCGATGTCATTCGCGTGGAAGGCAACGTGGTCGTGCCTGTTGATCTGCGCAATTTCGGCCATTGGCTGAAAGCGCTTCTTGGCGCGCCGACGACCACTGGCACGGGGCCTTATACGCATACCTTTGCATCCGGCGCGGCGAGCCTGCCCAGCATCGCGTTGGAAGTCGGCATGCCGGACGTGCCGATTTACTTTACGGAGGCTGGCGTGCGCGTCAATTCCGTGCAGCTGGCTTTTACGCGCTCTGGAGCCGCCAACGCCACGCTGAATTGTATCGCGCAAGGTGAAAGCGACGCGACGACGACGGGCGGTGGCACGCCGACCGTGGCGTCCTTTACCCGCTTCAATCAGTTTCAGGCCTCCATCAAGAAGGACGGTGTGCAGCTTGGCAACGTCACAGGCGCGCAACTGACCTACACCAATAATCTGGAGCGGATCGAAACCATCCGTTCGGACGGTAAAATCGACGGCGCGGATCCCACCATTGCCGCGCTTACTGGCAATATCGAAGTGCGCTTTGCCGATACTGCCCTGATTGATGCCGCCACCGACAACACGCCGATGGAATTGGCATTCGCTTATATCATCGACGCTGATAAA